TTGTTTTTGTTTCATTTTCCATTGTCGTTGTCCTTTGTTGGTTGCGGCCTCTAAACTGAGCCATATGGGCTTTTAACCTTTTTTATATACTATAGTCAATAAACACAAAAAAACCCGCTCTAGGCGGGCTTTAAAGTAAGTTTGATTAGGTTCTAGTTATACGGCCACAACAACGCCGTTATTAACGCGCCAAGAACTATCAGAAACAAAACCGCGGCGGTCATTGCTCTAAACCCAGATCACCCGCAATATGATGCCTTAAAACGGCGGCGGGATGTAAAGTTTTAGAGAATGCACGCAATTTATCCGCGTCGCTCAACTCTTGGTTTTGATCGCTAGTATCCTGCCAATGAATGGCAACGTTACCGCCGCCCGCATAGCAACCGCCTTTATCATCACTGGCCGCTAGTTTTTTTTGAGCACCATGCGCCGTAAATCCAATAATATAATCCCGATCTAAACGAGCGCATAACGGCTCAAAATTTCCGCAATTGCTACAATTAGTTTTTTCCAGATATTCCGCGGGACAACGAACAAATTGAACGCCGTCAACACTTTGATTTTTTCCATTATTCCAAAATTCTTCTTTTACGACAGTGACAACGGGAACCGCGGGGGCAAGCTTTTTACAAATTAAAGCTTCGTCAATAGTATCCGCGCTATAATTAATAGTCGTTTTATTAGGGGCAAGCTTGGCCGCCCAATTGATAGGATTAAAATGAGTATAAGTCATTGCATGGCCGCGCTTTGGTTTACTATCTAAAACGGCGTTCAAATAATCTTGATCGATTTTATTAGTACCACAACCGCTACCATTTAAAGCGCAGGATGTCGGGCAAGTATTAAACTTGTTTTGATTGCCCGCTCTATAAGTAACCGCGCATCCCTTAGTTTTTTTACTTCGAGATAGTTCTACTGTTTTAATCATTGTTATAAATCCTTTGTTATTGTCCAATTACCCAAATATACGATTTTAACCATATTGTAAACAATGCATAAAAAAAGCGCCAATAACGGCGCTTTAATTGTTAGCAATTTATTAAAGTTTTAGGCGGCAACAGCAACGCGGGCCCAATCAGATTTAGACATGTTTAAAACTTGCCCGCCTCTTTTTTGCCATTCGTCAACATTATCAACGTTGATTTCAGGATTATTCGCAACGGCGGTCACTGCATTAACCATAGTGGCGCGGCTAACAGGTTGTCCCGCATATCCAGATTGCCCGATAGTGGCCATTAAACCATCTAGGACATTTTTGTTTTCAAGTTTAGTTAATTGTAAAACCTTCCCTAGATTTTCCGCGGCGGTATTAACTGAACCTTCCACAATATCATTTGCGGCATCGCGCATTTTCTGGATAGTTTCATCAAAGTTTTGACGGCTTGAATAAGCTTTAACTAGGTCGCGCGTCTTTAATTCTAGGGCTAAATTATCGGCCGCCTTTGCCTCCGAACTAAGCAAACCATAATCATTTTGGCCACGAGCACTAGTAATATGCGCAGATCTAGAGCGGTTTTCAGTTTGCATCCCGTTAAGGCAAGCTAATGTCCAGAAACATTGATAAACACTAATTGAACCATGGCCAGTTTCCGAATTCGACGCGCCTATACCATTGGCCATTAGATCGTTTAAGTTAGCACCCGCCCCAACGTGGGTTTCTGATTTTAAACGTAAATATAAACGTTTATCAGTGACAACGGCGTTAACGACTTTAAATTGCGCATCACTTTCCATTAGTGGTGGTAAAATAGACTTTAACAAATTGTGATTATCAAACGTTTTAAACTTATCAGAAACCCAAGCCCGCGCGGTCCCGTTTTGATATTGGCCATGCATATACGTTCTAAGTAATTTCTTTTTGGGCTCTGATTGCCACAATTTATTCATTACGCCGTCGAACTCTTCAGGGCAAACATTCTGGAGTTTACGCGCTGTTTTCGTATCCAAGCCCGCATCCACTGCAACTTGTGAAAAGGCAACGTCGTTTAGATCGAAAAATCGGGTTGGCGCACCGCCGTCCCGTTCCATAATTATACGACTATTTGCCCTGTATTCACCAGACTGTGGCTCAGTTTGGAATTGTAATTGATTTGTCGGCGTTAAGAAATCCGCAGATCTAAGTTGCATATCGTTAACTTGTTCCATTAAGCGCATTAAAGTGCCTTTAGAATTTTCTATAGAATGTACCATTTTTTATTATCCATTTCTTATTTTTTTATCAGTCGGAATACGACCATGTGGAAATACTCGCATATATAAGAACAAATTACAAGTGAAATTCTGAGAATTTCAATAGACATAAAAAAAGCCCACATAAAGTGAGCTTTAGTTTTATTTGCGGCGTCTTTTTTGTGGCCGCCGTTTTGGCGGCTTTTCTAAATGTTTCTGATAGTCTTTACCATATAACAACCGCGCTATTAGTTCAAAAATAAACAATCACTCTGCCTCCTTTTTATGGTAGTTATGCCTGTTCTCAAAACACTCCTCACTTAATTGATTCATCATTTCAAAATATCTGTCATCAGCATCGTCTAAAAAAGGTACATATCTGTCATCAGCATGACGATCATTGTCAGCGTTTGTATGTGCTTCCTCCTCCGCCCATGCTTTAACAGTAGAATGTATTAAGTTTGTTAGATCATCCCCTGAAAGAACTTTTACATTAGTCATACCTCCACCTCCGAACTCAATTGCTCGCGGTATTCTTCCTCAATCCAATCATCAGCATCCTCATCAAACTTTATATCAGTTACAAAACCGATATTTTTACTTTTACATTTATTGCAAGAATATAACTTAGTACTATCATCACGATCAAAATTACCCCAAGGCTGATCGCCTCCTTCGGTATTATGACAATCTAAGCAAACAATATTTTCCATTCTATTAACAATTTCTTTTCCTTCGCTTTTCATTTGTTCTTTAAATATCTCCATTCCAAAGTCATAAGCGCTCCGATAAATCTTAATATTTGGATGCCATTTGCTCATTTCTCCAACTTCGATTGCATCATTAATCCCGTCTTCCATCGCTTTTAATGGACTAGGGTCGTCTTCTATTTCAGCAATTTCTTTACTGTTAGATTTCTGCTTTGAAGCAATTAAGTTCCAAGTCATCATTGCCGCCGTTATACAATCTGGATTACCCTTAAACATCGGGTGTCCAAATAAATCTTGGGTGCTTTCAGGCGTCATAAACATATCGTTTACCTTTATCTCCATCGCACCAATTACGTTTCCCATTTTATTATCAGTCATAGTTTGTTCCTTTTCATTGTCCATGTATGGGATCTTATGCTGAAAATTCTATAAACGCAAGAACTAATCAAAAATCTTTTCAAATACCTTAGTCCAATCAAAAGTTTGCTCGCACCAGTATACGGGCTCGACGGCCTTCAGACCTTCCATTTTTAATTGGATTGCATCCCTTGCATGGAACAAAAACAATTTGGATTTATCTTCTGATTTTTTCTGTTGCTTCACTAGTACCCAAGACGAACTGTTAGAGTGTTTGGATAGCCAAGCTACTTGATGCGGTCGAAGGCTGACAGCGTAACCTGTTACATATTTTAGTTCAACCATATGGAACGAACCAGTTGGATCACAAATCAAAAGATCTGGAACGCCCAGAGACGCCCAACTTTCTAATCTAGTTAAGGCGGCCTTCGGGTGGAGCCTGTTCATCGCTTTCTTCAGTTGTTGATAGAACGCGCTTTCTGGCTTTGTTCCTGTTCGATGTATTTTTGGTAGTTTTGTCATTAGGTGTTATGTCAATCGTCAGGGGTGCATACTGTTGCTTTAGATCTTCCAAAGCCTTTACCACTTCTTCCTTAGACATACTATCAATAGATCCTGTACGGATCTCAGATTTGCTAACGTATATATCGCCTTGCGCTTGTCCCCTCCGATACTCTGCCTGCACGGCCGCGCTATAAGCACCGTTAGATATAGAGAGGTCTCTAATAACCTGTAGGTCTCTCAAGTGCCTTTGGTATGTAACACCAAACTTTTCGTCCAGTTCGTTTCTAAATTTTTTAATGGACGCACAAACATGAGGACTAATATATGGGTTGGTTAATTCGTACGCTCTGGTGTGCGCACTAGAAGCAGGATAGCCTGCATTGATTGCCGCATCCCTCATGGTGATCTGGCCATCCTTACTAACAAGTTCTTTTACAAACAATTCTTGCTTACGTGTCAAAGGAGTTGAAACGGTTACCC